AGATAGCGCGATGCTTCGAGCAGTGAAACGTTTCATCCAGATCGTTCTTCTGATTCTGCTCAGCCCCTTCGTGTTGTTCATGCTGGGGCTGGTGCTCTCGATCGTCCTTCTGGATGATTTCCTCAACGACGACGACTGACAAAAACGAACGGCATATGGGGCGTATGGCGTACCCCTGCCACCGCTGAGCCGGGTTAGCGACCGGTAACGCCAGGCGCGTGGCTATCGCGCCATTTGCGAGACGAAATTTAGCTCCCGACCCTCTCAGGCCGTCGATTAAGGCGGAATCGGGCGATCATAGACGGCTTCGGCCGTGGCCTGATTGGGGACCATTCCCGGCGGCTTCGGCCGCTCTTGTTATCGACGGCGCGGCTCCGACCGAAACGTTCTGCAAGACCTTTGGAATCTGTTGACGGCCCGGCCGGGGAATCTCGGCCGAGCGTTTCCATCAGCAGATTCTAGGTCTTGACCTCTCAAGCGCTCACCAACCGAAAGCTACAGGAAGGATTGAAATTGAGCAAGGCAACATTCCCCGACAAACTGAGGACGCAGATGAGGATGACACTCCCGATGATCGACAAGAACATCAGGTGCAGGGCGAACACCTCACGACAGTCGTTGATGAAGGCGTCCGGCTTGAACGATAATCAGCTCCAGTTCGCTCTCAAGCTCGCGTTCGGTAAGGCTCCGAAACCGGTCTACAAATCGCCAACAGGAGGCAAGATGTACGATTCCGAGTCTCTGCTGTTGACGCTGGCCAAATGGTGCGGGATGTGGTCTTATGTCATCGATTAAGCCGCCATTGCACGAGGTGCTGCACTATCCGGAGGAATCGCGCAGGATGCTCATGCAGGGCTTCGCCGACGCTGTGGACCGCATCGCGGCGAACAACGGGCGCACCGACATCGAATTGTTTCAGGTCTGCCGGGCGCTCGGCGAGCCGAACGTGCCATCGCTGCTCAGCCTCAAAGATGAAGGGCTGCCGGTGTACCGTGTCGGCACCTGGCGCATCGACTGCCGCAGTTTCCGTAAATGGGCAACCGCCTACACGCCATACCGGCCGCAGACGAAACCACAAACCGCATATGAAGGTGAGCCACTGTTTTGAAACCGCAGATTCGTATTTCGCTCGGAGTCGAGGACCACGACCTGCCGCAGCCCGGTGACGTGGAGATAGGCCAGAACATCATCTGCCCGGACGGGCCGCGCATGGTCTGGTCGGACATCTCGAAGGCCGACTGGCCGATTGTCGCCGCGAAGCTGGAACAGATCTCACTGCTGCTCAGGAACAAGGCCACGGCATGACCCGCATCAGCATGCTGACCACCACCGAGGCCGCGACCAGACTAAACGTCAGCAAACGCACGCTGATCCGATGGCGGCAGTCCATCCCGATCATCGGACCGCCGCCAATCCGCATCGGCAACTCGATCATGTACGCCGAACAGGACGTGAACGGCTGGATACTCACCCAACGAGAGAAAGGCAAAGCATGAGAAGACAGACCGTAGATCCACGCATCAGAGCGAAGGTCATCGCCACATACGGCAACCGGTGCTGGCTCGGCATGCCGGGCTGCTCCATCACCGCGACCGAGGACGACCACATCGTACCGTACAGCCACGGAGGCAGGGACACCGTGACCAACCTGCGCCGCGCATGCAAGCATTGCAACGCGATGCGCCAGGACCGCGTGCTGTCCGGATACGGCGCGACCATGCACGCGGTCATCGGACCGCCACGCGCAGACTTCGGCATGGCCATGCAGTCCATGCTCCGCCGTGACAGCATCGTGGTCAGCTTCGACAGTCTGCTGCGCGACCTGTGCCCGACGCAATCCAAAGCGACCGATGGGCTGCGCCTCGCCGCCGCGATGGCATGGGACGGCGCGGCCCGCACACTGGCCAAGAGCTCCGAGCCGTTGGACGTATGGCTGGTGCGCACGCTGCCACGATCCCGCCGCCATCCCGACATGCTGGCCGAATGGCTGGCATTGGACTACGATGTGCACGTCATCGAGACACCGGCCGATTCCACGTTCGCTCTCGACCTCACGCCGCAGGAGTACCGGACGGCACAGCAGTGGTACGCGCTGCATCTCACGCAGCAGGCCGTGGACGCCCGCCTGGCCGCAAGACGGCAGCGGCTGACCTCTCTGGGCCTTCGCCGCGACGTTCCGGCCGCTCGGCCACGATGGTGACCCGCTTTTTTAAACAGCCGACGCCCAAAAGACCCCGCGCCAAGTCTTTTCTCCCCCCAGAACCACGCAAAAAAGCATGAAAACGTTGGAAAACCAAGGAAAACACATCATGAACCAAGGAATATTGGAAGGATTCGAGGAATACGAACACCATTATGGCACCGCCGGATTGCAGGAAGCCGCGACCATGAATCTCATCAAAAGCTTCGTGGACGGCAAGACGTTGACGCCCGAGGCTACCTACATCTGCAAGTCGATGCTCTCGATTGCCAGGAACATCGACATCCAGAACAGCAAGGGACGCGAGATCAGCCGCAACATGACATCACTGCTCACATGGTTCCAGGAACTCAAGGCGATGTATCCGGAACAGCCGCAGCTCGACCAGACGCTGACCGACTTCATCTCCGATGCGAAGGCCGGACTGTGACCATGCTCATGCGCGGCGGCACGAAACGCGACGAAACGCGGCCGACCGATGGCGAGATCGTGTCCAGGACGGCCGGGATGCTCGGCAAACCGCTGCTGCCATGGCAACGCTACGTGGCCGACGTGGCCGGCGAGATCGACCCGGCCACCGGAACGTACTATTACGACCGCGTGGTGCTTTCCACGCCGCGCCAGTGCGGCAAGAGCACGCTGATCGACACCGAGGACACGCGCAACGCTCTGCTCGGCCCAGACCGGAAGATCTATTACCTCGCGCAGACCGGCAAGGACGCCGAGAAGCATTTCAAGGACTTCGTGCAGCAGCTCTCGAAATCCGCGCTTGCCCCATTCGCGCTCCGTCCTCGACTCTCGAACGGCGGAATGGAACAACGTTTCCGGAACGGCAGCTTCATCTGCCCATTGGCCGTGACCAAGGTGGCCGGCCATGGCACGCAGATGGACAAGTTCACAATCGACGAGGCATTCAGCCTGGACGACGAAACCGGCAAGCTGATCCTCGACGGCATGGCCCCGACCATGAACACGAGACTGCACTTCACCGGCGTCCAGCCCCAGATCTGGATAACCTCAACCGAAGGCACCGCAGATTCCACGTTCCTCAACGGCCTGCTCGACTCCTTCCGTGCCGGAAACGTGCCCACACGCACATGCTGGTTCGATTTCGGCATCCCCGACGACGCCGACCCAGAGGACTTCCAGACGATCCTGAAATGGCATCCCGCCGCCGGACTGCTCTGGGACATCCGCCAATTGCGCGACTTCCGCGAACAGTTCGCCGGCAACGAGGCCGGCTGGGCGCGAGCCTTCGGCAACCGGCGCGACACCGGCGTGGCCGAACGCGTCATCCCCGACCAGCTGTGGCAATCCACGTTGGCCACGCCGGTCACGCCGGATCGGATCGACGGCCGACCCGTGGTGATAGCCGCCGCCGTGGACGTGGACGCCACGAACACATCAGTCTCCGCCGCGATCGTCAACACGGACGGCACCGTGACCGCGCAATTGCTCGAAGTCCTGGACGGCACCGGCATGGCACCCGCCGAGATCACGAGAATCTGCGACACCTACCACGCTCCCCTGGTCATGGACTGCAAGGGACCAAACGCCGACCTGCACGACCGGCTCGCATCCATGACCGACGAAGCCGGCGATCCGCTTATCGACTTCATCGCCATGCAATCATCCGACTACCTCGCGGTCGGCCAGGCATTCGTCAGCGGTCTGCGGAACCGGCTGATTCGCCATGCCGCCGATACCGAGCTCGACGCAAGCGCGGCCAGCTGCGCGAGGACGTGGAGCGGCGACGCATGGCGCGTCACACGGCGTGGCAGCACTGGTCTGACCTCGCCGATCGAATCATGCATGCTCGCTGCTTGGGGAGCGCATCACCTGCCATCTGACGGCACGTTGCAAATCTTCTGACGTGTCACCGTTTGTCACCGTTTGTCACCGTTTGTCACCGTTTGTCACTGAATGTCACCGTTTTTTTGGCCATGACGTGCCGCCGCGCATAATCTCGGCGTCATGAATCTTTGGGAACGAATGAGACTCGCAGGCCGCGTGCTCACGCGCGGCGCGGACGGCACGGACATGCCGGACGGCATCAAGCCGCCGAAACGGGGGCCGGCCACCGAACCGTTGCAACTCTCAACCGTGTTCCGTGGCGTGCAAGTGCTTCAGACCGCCATCACCGGCCTGCCGATCGTGGAACAGCGCGGCGGCCGTGACCTGCCGGACGTGAGCCCCATGGTGTTGCAGCCGGACGTGAGCCGATCACGACGTGATTTCATCGCCGACATCGTGGCCTCTCTCGTGCTCGACGGCAACGCCTTCACGCGCATCGTGCGCGATTGGAAAGGCGAGATCGTCACCTGCGAGATGCTGCCGCCGCAATACGTGACCGTCACCGACGAAAGTGACGACCCGGCACGCCCCGACCTGCGGTTCTCCTATCTCGGCCATGCCTACACCGCCGATGACGTCGTGCACAGCAAATTCCTCAACGCGCCCGGCCGACTGCGCGGACTCGGCCCCATCTCGGCGGCACGCGAGGAGATCGAGGCCGCGCAGCTCGCCCGCGACTACAAGGCGAAGTTCTTCACGGACGGCTCGAACCTCAAGGGCTATCTGCGCACCACCGAGAACGTCACGAAGGAAACCGCGCAGATAGCGAAGGACGCATGGAAGAGCGACGGCACAGCCGGAGACATCAAGGTGGTCGGCAAAGCCCTGGAATATGTGCCACTCGACATGAAACCCGCCGACCTGCAATTCCTTGAGACCCAGAAGTTCGACACCACGCAGATCGCCCGCCTGCTCGGCATCCCGGCAAGCATCATGCTCGCCGCCGTCGATGGCTCGAACCTCACATACTCGAACATCGAACAAAGCTGGATCGAATTCGCCGACTACACGCTGGCCGCCTACACCGGCGAGATCGAGGAAATCTTCAACCGTCTGCTGCCGCGCGGCCGTACCGCGAAATTCGACTGGGACAGCTCGCAGCGTGCGAACATGAGCGACCGCTACACGGCCTACAAGACAGCCATCGAGGCCGGTTTTCTCACCGTCGATGACGTGAGACGCAAGGAAGGACTGCCGGAACTCACGAAAGGAGAAGACCAATGAACATCGAGAAACGCGAAATCGCATGGAAGGGCCTGACGCTCCGCTCGGCCGATGACTCCGGCACCTCGACCGTGGAAGGCGTCGCCGTGCCGTTCGGCGACATCATCGACACATGGGACGGAGCCGAGACCTTCGACCGAGAATGCGAGTTCCAGGGACTTGACGAGGCGAAACTGTGCTTCGAGCACGGCGAGACCATCGGCCGCATCACCAAAGCGGAAAGCACGGACGACGGACTGCACATCACCGCGCGGATCAGCGACACGGCACGCGGCCGCGACGCCATGACCCTGATCCGTGACGGCGTGCTCGACAGCTTCTCGGTCGGATTCATCCCGCTCGAATCGCAGAAGGACCGCGACGGCATCACCCACCGCCGCAAGGTCCGTCTGCTTGAGACCAGCATCGTGAGCTGGCCAGCCTACCAGAACGCGAAAATGACCAAATCAGCGGCACCAGCCGTGGAACAAAGGAAGGAAACCATGGAGAACAACGAACTGATGGACCTGATACAGTCCATGCAGGAGGAACAGCGCGGCATCAAGGCCGAGATCAGCAAGATGGGCGCGAAACCGGCGTCGGCTGCCATCGGCGCGGCGTACCGGAGCCACGGCGAATACATGCAGGCCCTCGCGCGAGGCGACGAACAGGCCATGACCGTGATGAAGGAATGCCGCGAACTGATTTCCACCAAGGACACCGGCAACACCGCCACCTGGATCGCCGATGATCTCAAACTGATAGAGGACCGCCGCAAGGTCTCCCAGCTTCTGACCCATGACACGCTCCCGGCGACCGGCATGAGCATGGAATACCATGTCGTGACCTCCGACACCACAGCCGTCGGCAAACAGGAGACGGAAGGCTCAGAGCTTTCCTTCGGAAAAGTCGCCTTCGGCACCAAGACAGCCGACATCAACACCTACGGCGGCTACACCACCCTGTCCCGCCAGACCATCGAACGGTCAACCACTCCGATGCTCAACACCGCGCTCACCGCATTGCAGAACGCCTACGCGAAGGCCACCGAGAAGGCAGTGCGCGACCACCTGTACGCGGAGATCAAGGCTCAGCGCGACGCATCCTCTAACGCCAACAAGATCGACGCGCCACAGCTCGCGAACATGACCATCGACGATTGGGTGTCACTCATCATCGACGCGTCCGAACTGGCCGACGACCGCAACGTGTCGCTGACACGCCTCGCGGTCTCCAAAGACGTGCTCAAGGCACTGGTGAAACTCAAGGACACCGGCGACCGGTTCTTCAATCTCAGCGGAGACGGATCGGACACCATCGGAAGTTTCGACCTGACCGGCGTGGCCGGCACGTTCATGCGCGTCCCTGTCGTGCTGCTGCCGAACGCCGATGCCGGACTGGCCAGCTTCATCGACCCAGCCGCAGTGACCGTGTGGGAGTCAGGCGGCCCCACGCAGCTGACGGACGGCACCGTGACCGCCCTGACCAACAGCTACAGCGTCTACGGATACATGGCCGTGGCCACGACCCATGCCGACGGCCTGATTCCGGTGAAGTTCGCCACGGCATGATGATCGATGACAACACCCTGCTGCAACGACTCCGCGACGAGGTGGGCGTGCCGGCCGGAGAGGAAGACCGGCTCACGGTCAAACTCTCGGCGGCGAAACGATACGTCGCGCACGCGGTCGGCACCGCCACCGTGGACGACGATCTGCTGGCCGACTGCATCGTGAGCTGCGCGGCCGACCTGTTCAACATGCGCGACGCCCGGCTCGGCGTCATGGACGTTGGCGACTCGACCGTGGAGCCGTTCAGAATCTCCACCGACCCGCTCCGCTCCGTCTGGCCGAAACTCCGCGCCGCCGGCGTCCTGACCGGGGGAATGGTGATCGCATGAACATACAGAAACAACGCGCCGCCCTCATGGACACGCTCGCCGACATGCTCGACGGGCTCGTGAGCAGTATCAGCATCGACGCCCAACTGGTACGCCCCGCCGCCGGCAAGGTGGCCGTGTTCATCGAACCCCCGACCGTTGAATGGCCGTCATGGGGCCCGCCAGAACCGGTCTGGACTTTGGACGTCATCGCCGGCACGCCGGCCACGCAGCCATCCGCAGTCGATGACATCCTCACAGCGCTCGACAGACTCGCCGAACGTGGCCTGAACATCCAGAAGGCCACGCCCGCAACATGGAACCTTGCAGGAACCGGCACGCTGGCGGCCTACCAGGTCACGTTGAACGCCCTGGAAACCGACGAATAAGACAAGGAAAGGAAAACAATCATGACTGGAAAGATCCGCACGCTTGGACCAGGCATCTTCAAAATCACCGACACCGCAAACGGCAGGGACTTCAGCGCCGACCTGACCAAGGCGCAGCTGAACCCGTCGAACAGCAGCGACGACCCGACCACCTACCTCGACGGATCAGAGGAGACGAACACCACGACCACATGGACGTTCGAGGGCACCGTGGGCGACGACTTCAGCGAGGACGGTCAGGCCGTCTGGCTCTTCGACCACAAGGGCGAGACGCTGCCGGCCCAGTTCGTGCCGAACACGAAAGGCAATATCCAGTGGACCTTCAACGTCACCATCGCGCCAATCGCCATCGGCGGCGATGTCAAATCGAAGAATACGAACGATCTGAGCTTCGCCGTCACGAACGTCGCCCACACGGCCTACTCGGGTGAGTGATGGCCGGCAAGGCATTGATGGTCGTCGGCCAGAAACGCTTCGTGCAGACGATGCGCAAGGCCGGCGCGGACATGGACGACCTGAAGGAAGTGAACCGCGCGGCCGCGCAGATCGCACTGCCCGCCGTCCGCAACCTCGCCCCACGAGGCAAAACCGGCCGGCTGGCCGGCAGCCTGCGTGTCGGAGCGACGAAACGCGCCGGCGTCATCCGCGCCGGCCGCAAGGCCGTGCCATACGCCGGCCCCATCAACTACGGGTGGCCAGCCCGCCGCATCAAACCGCGTCTCTTCGTCAACAACGGCGTCGCTTCCACCGAGGGCCAATGGCAAAAGGTCTACGAAGCCTTCATCAACAAGACATTGAAACAAGTGAAAGGAAAATAATGGCAACCACGAGAATCACCTACACGGACGGTACCAGCGAACTCGTACCGATCACGATGCGCGCTACATGCAAGGCCGAGGCGCACGCCATCGAAGCCGGCTGGGGACCCATCACCCAGTCCCCCGTCCGTTCCGGCGCTTTCGCGGCCTACGCGGCCCTGCGCATGGCCGGCCGCACCATGCCTGATTTCGAGCATTGGCTGGACACCGTGGCGTCCTTCGACCTTGCGGCACCGAAGGAGGAGCCGGAAGAGGGAAACCCTACGGACTAGCCGCGTGGCCCCAAGACTCGCTCGGCCGTCTCTCATTCCTGCTGGCAAGCCGTTTCGGCGGCACGCCATGGCAATGGAGGAACGAGGCCGACGAATTGGATTGGGGCACCGGACTAGCCGAACTGCTCAAGGAAGCGGAAGAAGCGCAGAAGGAGTGAACCATGGCGCACAGCGCGATCATGAGCGTGCGCATCACCGGCAACGCCGATGATGCCGTCAAGGCGTTCGAGAAGACCACCACGAAGGCGGCCGCTTTCGGCAGCGCCATCGGCGGATTGGCCGTCAAGGGCGTGACCGCGCTGTGGGACACGGTGAAGGGCTTCGCCGGCGACGTGGTGAACATGTCGGACAGCACCGACAAGTTCATGAACACCATGAGCTTCGCCGGCATCGACACCAAAGCCGTGCAGGCAGCAGCGAAGGAAACACGCAAATACGCCGACGCCACCGTGTACGGCCTCGATGACATCCAGAACACCACCGCGCAGCTAGCGGCAAACGGCATCGGCAACTACATGGAACTGACCGAGGCGGCCGGCAACCTCAACGCGGTGGCCGGAGGCAACGCCGACAGTTTCAAAAGCGTCGCGATGATGCTCACGCAGACCGCCGGAGCCGGCAAGCTCACCACCGAGAACTGGAACCAGCTCGCCGACGCCATCCCGGGCGCGTCCGGCAAACTCCAGGAGGCGCTGCTGAAGAACGGCGCGTACACGGGAAACTTCCGCGACGCCATGTCCAAGGGCGAGATCACCGCAGACGAGTTCAACCAGGCGCTCATGGACCTCGGCATGACCGACGTGGCGAAACAGGCCGCGACATCGACCAGCACCATCGAGGGAGCCATGGGAAACCTCGAAGCGGCCGTCACCGGCGGCCTGACCGACGCGTTCAACCTGTTCAAGCCGGCCGTCACCGGCGGCATCAACGCGGCCGCGACGGCAGTCACGAACCTCGCGCAGAACGGCACGCAGGGATTGCAGACGTTCTTCACACAGGTCAAGGACACCGGAGCGTTCGCCGCATTGCAGACGGCCGCGCAGTCGGCCGGCGGCGGCCTGCAATCATTGTGGACCGGCATCATGGCCGTCGTGAACGCGATGACCGGAGGACAGCCGGCCGGAACCTCGTTCGGCAACGTGCTCAACGCCGTCGCCACGGCCGCGCAGACGGTCGGCGGCTGGCTGAAGACCGCAGGCGACTGGATCAGTCGAAACACGGATCTCGTGACGCCACTCGTGGCCGCCGTCGGCGGAGCCGTGGCC